TCCTGTTCAAGGTACATCGATAGCTCGTCAAGAGGTATCTCATCTGTCTGAAACCCTCTCCTGAAGTAATCTTTTAGTGTGTCAGACTTCTTCATGTCTAAATCGTAGCGTAACGCACAGTTTTCTAAGCTAACAGAGCCTTTCTGACCACGCTGTAGTATGTAATCACCAAGCATAGTGTCAAATATTTCACCATCATACTTAAAACCACAAGCCCACAACCACTGTAAATCATACTGTAAGTTGTGTCCTATCAAGAGTGTTGTATTGTCAAGCACTCTTTGTAGTCTTGCCTGTGCATCATCGTCCTCTATAACCTTCTCCTTATGATCAAAAACAAAAACTGTTTTCTCCTCCTCCCTGAGATGATCCATAATACCTACAAGTGTCAAAGAATTGTCAGGCTCAAATGGGTCAAGGTGCAATTTACCATCACGTTTAGTTGTGGTGTTTTCTACATCAAGTATTATCTTCATGCTGAATACCTCCCTGTCTCTACATCTAGCTCAACATGGACAGCACCATGCCACCCTGTTAGTTTATTCTTAGCCAATCGAATGTGGCGTTGAGGATCGTTACTGTCCTGTCCTTCAATGTCAGGATTCTTACTAATTAATAACATCAAATCTGCCTCTGCCGCCTTGCCTGTCTTACTGCCCTCAAGCATAGATTGGTTTACATTTATCTTACCCTCAGCCTCTGCTGAAAGTTGGGACATCCAAATTATAACGCAATCATACTTCTTGGCAATGTTTCTTGCGTGAATTGCCGCCTCTTTGAGGTAGATATCTGTCCTCTCTGATCCACCTGTTGCAAACTTATCACCCATATCAAGCACGATAATGTCAGGGTTTATGCTTTTGGCAAGCTGTTCAACGTAATCCATGTTCTTATCCGTAGCATCTTTTATAGACAATAAGTTTCTCAAAGGATCGTATCTTTCTAGCGCCAACTTCCTGTTCTCCAACACTTGATCACTAGACATATTAGATTTGCAATAAAGATATCGCAGACCAACACGCTTGTATGCCTCCTCATTACACAGGACTACACACTTTGCACCCTGATCTATAAAGCCACCCTCAGAGGCTATGATACTAGCGTGGAAGGATGTCTTCCCTGTATTGGGTCTAGCACCCACAATAACAAAGTGTCCACCACTCAAACCCTCCACTCGTCTACGCAACGAGGGTATGTTAAACTTCCACTGAAACTTTAGGTTGAGGTGATCAACCAATGTATTGAAAGATATGTCGTCACCCATAAACTTAAAGCTAGGTGTGAAGTCATCCTGATAGTTATCTAATATGTTTCGCAAAGGTTCGAGGTTGTTCTTTGTGCCATTAACATAGTCAAATCCTATGTTGGCTACCTCCTCTCCTACCATCTGTTGAAACAACTTAGACAAAACTTCTCTAGCTATATCGTTGTTCATTGGTTCTTCTTTGGACAGCTTACTAAACAACACCTCAAAGGATGCCTTGTTCGCTGAGGTCATAGTGCCGTTGTCAGAGAAGAACAAAGCCTGTAGCTCTGTCAGAGATAAATTCCTCTCATGCTTACCCATAGCCTCGTCCAAAGTATTCTTAATCTTGCGTACATCTTTACTGAAGAGTCTGTCAGGACACTTACTGCCCTTATGGTCTTCATAAAAGTCTTTCTGCATCAAGCTCCTAATTAGCGCTAATTCTATCATTCTCTATCTTCTCCTCTATTAATCCATCAATAAGACCTAACATCTTGTCAAAGTCTTCTTTGTCTAAATTCTCTATGTAAAACCATTCGTTAGATCTCTTACGGCTTAAACCCTCAGCCAAAGAATGTGCCATCTTTTCAGCCACACCTCTGTGCTTAAACTTTTTGTAGGTGACTAACTCGTAATCCCTGTGAGGACTAGATGTTTGGTATTGATTACATCTATCCTTAGATTCAATAGCCTTACCTATCTTGTACCAATTCTCCCAAGCAGGATTCTTTAGCACGTACACTTCACCCTCAGGAGATAACACATAGTTAACCAAAGAAGAAAAGGCTGCATCGTTAAATGTCTTGTATCTTCCTGGTTTATATAGTGGATGATTCTGAGATATATACTTACCATCTACGTACATTCTTTTTGGATTGTTTCTTGGGTTACTTCTTGAGTTACTCTCTGCTGAACATCCTTTACATCTAAAGTGTCCCATAGCTCTCCAAGACTTAGACCAATTACTATCTGTTAGTTCCACTCCACATTTATTACAGTTAACCATCAATTAACTCCCTCAGTTTATCAAAATCTTTTTGACGTTTGTATTTTAAATCATCTTCAATCTGTAGTCCATAAACTTCTGATGGATCACAGTAACTTTTTAACTCTTTAGTATACTGAATAGTCTTACTAATAGCGTCAGGGTCAAGAGCCACAATAACTTTGTCAAAGGTATCGATATATTCTTTATGCTCTTTCAACAAGCTTGTACCCAACAACGCTACTCCTGTTACACCTATCAAATTCTCACCAATAACTGTTGCTGATACAACGTCCTCAACAACTACAGCTATGCTCTTGCTAGGTTTGATGCAGTAGGAATAATACTTTGCCATCCCTCCGTACTTGTACCATTTAGGTTGTGCATTGTATAACGCTCTGCCTATTGCATCAACAACTCTGCCATTCTTATAGATAGGGAACACAGCACGTTGACTTTTACAATCGTACAGTAACTCTATATTTAAATCCCAACGTCTCCTAAAGCGTTGCACATAAGCGTTGTTACCATCCGTTATATACTCAGGCATCTCAAACTTCTTGGGTGTAACCTTCTCCTCTACACCTTGCATCTTATTCTTAATGGTATCAACTAACATTGATGTCATAGTCGCACCTTTTACATCACAACTATTCCTGTAACAGTTGTATATAATTAATCCCTCTTTGTTTGTAGCTGTAAACTTCTTCACTCCATTGCAGATAGGACAATCTAGTGTTACTGTTTCTCCCTCTTTCACATCTAGTCGTCTTATAAAATCATTACTAGGTTTGTTTACCATTGTTATTCTCTCTCCTTTCTAAAGCGTTTGCCGCAGATTTGTATGTATGTCGAATATAAGGACGCATTGATTGAGGTGAGTTGTGTCCTGACACAGCCATGATCTGCGTTGTGTCCACTCCTGCCTCCACCATTTCTGTTATGGCTGTCCTCCTCATATCCATAGCTGTTAATTCTTTGGGTAGCCCTGCCTCTTCCTTTACTCTGTTCACCATCCTACCTATATCCACATCAGCGTAGATACTATACCCTCCATTTCTAGGGTAGGGATGTGGTGCTACATATTCTTGAAAGCCAAAGTCTTTGTACTGTTGCTCCAACATCCTGTACATATTTATGTGGATAGGAAGATGCACCTCTGCCCTCTTCTTTGATTGCTCTAGGTCAAGCCTATGCTCCTCAAAGTTTATGTTATCCCATTTGAGTGAACGCATATCACCTATCCTTTGAGCAAACGTGTATGCCATTTGAACTATAAGACCTATACTTCTCCACTTGTATTCTGCATAAGCTGTGTCACAAAATAGTCTGACTTGATCTGCTGTCCACATAACCTTGCGTGGTTGGGTCTGCATCTTCTTCACAAACCTCATTGGATTATTAGGCATAAGCTCTAGCTCAATGGCTAGGTTAAAGAGTATCGATACAACTGTTGAGGTAGCATTTGCTGTCCTAATACCTGACTTTAGCCACTCTTGATAGGCTTTTTTGCACTCAGACACGCCAATCTTCCCTAGATTAGTACGACCAAGTGTAACTTTGGGGCTGAAAAACGTCCTCACAGCACGTTCAATACAGTAATCGTAGTCTCTTTGGGTTCTTAATCGCAGTGACAAGAACTGTGGTGTTGTCCTGTAGTACCCTACAAGATCATGTACTGTCTTGATGTCTGTTTCTTTTCTCATTGTACTTCCTTGTTAATTCATTATAGCTGTAACGCCACCCAACCAAAAATATAATTATATAGATTATTGCGTATACGTAAACACTATTTAGCATGATCTTCTTCTCCATCTCTCAATTCTCCACAATGTGTAGAACAATAATATCAAAGCCGGTTGTCCTATAACAAAGACAAGTATGTTTAATAACTCGTAAGACATACCAGTTACACTACAAATGTAGTTTAATATATCTATACACTTCCAAAATATATAATCAATCTGTTCTTCTGTCATATTTATTTCTCCCATCTATAAAATATATGTTTATCAATTCTAGTCGTTTTCGTCTTGGTCTTTGCCCATGCAGGACGCACATACGTTGCATGGTAGTGAGTCC